AACCATTGATGAGTTAGCGTTAATAACATTTCTATAGTCATCGCTAGTCATTTCGCTTTTAGTCATGTTTAGCATTTCTTCTAAAGGAATTGTGCCGGTGTTCATTCTACCTGTTGACCATGTTCTCTTAAGGTCTTTCTGTTTAACTTGCTTATATTCCTGTGGTGATGGAGTACTTGCTGCTTTTACAGCTTCGTTAAGCATTTCCTGTAACTCTTCTTTTACAGCAGATCTTACCTCTTCTCTTATAATTTTACGTAATTGATCTAGTTTCATATTAATAAATAGTTGGTTTATGGAAGTTGATTGTCTATTCTAAATTTTAATTCTTTTATGAGTATATCTGAGTTACTAGCAAATGATAAAGGTCCTTGTAGTACAGCTATTCCTCTGTTGTCGAAAGCTATTGCTTGTCTCTGTGGTGCTATACTAGGAGATTGAGGATTGGTTACTACTTTTATAACGTATACCTTACCGTTTGTAGATAGATAATTTTCCTCTTTAGCAGTTGATATGTTAGAGCCCTCTAGGATTGCTTCTCTTTCTTCTGCTGTTAAGTTTGGGTTTGCAGCACACCTATTAAGTAGCGTTCTTATTAATTGTATTTTAGCTTGTAAAGGAACAAATATAAGTTCAAAGTTTCTTAATAGTTCTTCTATGTTATCAATCTCGTTCTCTATGTCTTCTAGAGTTTCAGTAGCCCATTTAAGTTTAGCAGATTGACTTTGAACTACTCCTTGAGGTAGAGAAAATATTACTCCTCCTGCAGGTCCTGGTGGGATACCTAGTGTTGTAGGAAGAGGGTTATGAGATAGTAGGTCTATAAGTACCCTTAATATACTAGTAATTATTTTTAAAGATTTAACAAGTCTGTGTAACTTGCTAGCTCTACTATTAGCTGAGGTGATTAGTGAGTCTACTCTGTCTAATGCTTTGTTCATTGTGTTGAGTACATTAGCGGGAGGACACTTCTTCCTTAATTCGTCTAATATCTCTAATATCTTCTTTTCAGCATATCTCCTAGCTATACCTTCAGCGTAAGCAAGAGCAACAGCAGCATACTGTGCTAGGTTTAGTTTAATCGATTTAAGAAATGAATGAGGCATTATTCAGTGAACGTTTTTCTTGATTTGATGGTTGATTGACCGTTAGGGTTAATATATGTCTGTAGTATGTCGGCTGTAAATTTAAGGCTTACTCCGTATCCATTTAAATTTGGAATAGCTTTAAAGTCTACTGTTTTAGCAGAACGTAATTTGCTTGATAGTGTTTTAAGTTCATCTACTAAAATTTGTAAAAAATCTTCTAACCTATGCCCTAATACTACTGGTTCAGCTGACCCTAGTTCTGTGTCTTTATTTTTTGAACCTACTCCTAGGTATATTTTTTTAGCATCTAAGCTTATATAGTCCTTGCCGTCTATGCCTACATCTTTAGCAGATGCAGTTAAACTTTCTTTAGATGAAATGATAATATCATCTTTTTTTGAATTAAATACTAGTCTGTCTGAGTTTAGTAGTATTTGAGCTCCTTTATATTTATCAGCTATTACTGTCTTATCAACATTCGATTCTAATTTAGTACTTGCTTGTTCTAAAGGTACTATATGATCTGATGTAATATATATACTAGATTGATCTTTGTTTATATCTTCAACTGTACCTTTAAGTATATCTCCAGTAAATGGTCTACCGTTGCTTATTATTGTATATGGCTTACCGTCATTAGTGTTATCAGTTAGTACATTACCTGTACCTTTATATCCTCCTAGTCTTATAGAGTTACCGAATCTACCATCTATAATATGATCGCCTGAGTTTGGTAATAGTATATTGATATTATCTAGTTCTTCTATACCTTTTCCTAGGTCTGTAGATTTAGCGTCGTTTGGTGGAGCGGCATTATGATTAGAGGCATTCCATATTGATACTACTGTTGAATAGTATACTTTAAGTTCAGAATCTTCTCTATCTGCGGATTCTCTTGGACCTGCATTGATAACTACTATTTCGTTTTTAAGTGGGTATGTTCTAGAGGTGCTATCAAGGGGGTATGCTATATATAGGTTATCTGGATCTTCATTGAAGTTATCCTCGTCAAATAAGTTATAGCGAATAGCCCCTATAGTCTTGGTAGCTTCAAAGCTGGGGTGGTTTTCATCTAGTACAATATCATATACTCTACCTAACGTAGGTATTGCTGCTCTACCTGAATCTACAGGGTTATATTCTGATGTTGAATTAAACCCTAAACCTAAATTAAGCATCTTGGTCTTCTGATGAGTTTTGTGAATCTTCTACTTCTCTTTCCAGCGCTTCTTGTTCTTCTATAAGATCTTGTAATTCAGATAAATCGAATTCATCTGACTCACCCTTAGCAGCTGCTGTTTCTATCCTTTGTATTACTGTCGCTAATTTAATTAAATGTTCGTCGTTCTTAACACCTATCTCCATATACTCTTTGATCATAGGTACAAGTAAAGTAGCGTCGCCAATATTCTCTATAAGTGGTTTAAGTTCCCCTATAAGTCCTTTTACTTGGCTTTTAGTTTCTTTAGAATTATCATATATCTCACCAAAGAGGTCGGAAAGTGTTTTTCCTTTAAATATTTCCTTGTCTAAGCTCATATTGTTTTATAATAAATAGCCTATTCAATTTTATTGTGAAGATAACCTAAGTCATAAAGGTGTTGGTACTTCTTTTTAAAGTCTTCTTTAAGAACTGTTACTACCTTAGTTAACTTCGGTGTATCACAGTCGGTCATTTCTCTTATGTATATATAAAGTGCTTTTTTTCTAAATATATCTAAATCGTGTCTTGTTTTAAATACTGTAAGTACAGCATCTGCTATTTTTTGGTCTTCTAGTTTTACAAACATCTCTTCTAATTCATCATAACAGTCATCAATCCATTCGTCAAGAAATGTAGATAATGATTTAGCTGATGGAGAATCTAAATCTAGTTTTTCTTCGTATGATTCTTCTATATCAGTAAAGCTTCCTATCTGTTTAAGCTTCTTGTAGTTCTTATTATTGTAGTTTATAAGCCATCTTTTAACTATAGTACCAAAATAAGAGTATGCTTTAGCTCCATTTGTAGGATCAAACTTCATTATCTTCTCTTCTAATAAAACAGATACGATTTCGTGCTTTAAGTCTTCTATTTTATCAACATCTGTATAATAAAACTTAAAAGTATGTATAATGTTTTCGGCTAACTTGTAGAATGGGATGTATATATGGTCAGTAAATATCTTATTACGGTATTCCTGGTCTGTAGATACGTTGTATTTTTTTATGTATTCTTCTGTTTCGCTTGTAAAGTAATTAGCTTTCGCTCTCTTCCTTGCCATAATTTTGGGGGAGCATATAGTCGTTTAGTTGCTCCTGTACTTCTTTCATTTGGTTAAAAAATTCACCAACTTCATCATCTGACTGAAAGACCCCCTTGTCATCGAGATTTTGTAAGTGTCGCTTTGATTCTCCTATAGTATCTGAGATATTCTGAAGGTATCTAACTTGATCTTGTGTGATATCTTCGTATTTCTCTACTTTTACTAGTAGGTTATTAATAATATAGGTACAAATAATCAACAAAGCAACTAATATGCCGATTATTATGTAGAATTGTGTAGGATTTATGTCCATTTATAAGTTTTTAAGCATGTTTTGTAGTCCTGGTGAGGAGTTTACTCGTTTTCCTGTGGATGCTTGAGTTTTCTTTACTTTTTGAGTAGCACCACCAGTAGATTTTAACCAAATATCATACTCTACCTTGGATGCCATGAAATCAGCCATGTGAAGTACGTATACTATGTTGGTTTTCATCCTAGAATTAGGGTTATGACTATAGAAGTAGGCTTCATTAGCCTTGTCGAACACTCCATCGTGTAGTCTGATACCTAAAAATTCGTTGTGGCTTACTTTTATGTCGAATTTTTGTAAAATGTATAGAGATCTATCTGGGATGAGCATAAAAGGTAGCTCTGAATTAAAAGTATACATCTCGTGTAGCTTGTCTTGCCTCCATTTATCAGTCTGAGGTATATAGTTATGAGTATCTCCATCACCTAACTTACCTAGATCATGGAATATAGCAGCAAATACCAACTCTTCGTCGGTAAAGTCGATAGTACCGCCCATTTCATCGTACAACCTCTTACATTTAATAGAATACTCTATAACTCTATTAACATGATCAACATATCCACCGGGTATAGCATTGTGATGCCAAGTTTTGGAACTAGCAGGTGCCATGATATAGGTTTCACCTATGTGTTCAATAAGTTTTTTAACCTTATCCTTACGATCACCTATGTAAGTATCTACTATTTTAAGATGCTTCTCATAGTTTGAATGGATTTTCTCCGCTGTTAATGTCATATTAGATTAATTACTATTATTATTATATTTATTTATATATCTATATATATTTATATATACTTTATTATTAATATTTTTAATATATAATTAAGATAATGTTTTTAAAGCAGAAAAGCAACTATTTTAGTATAATATTTTGAAAATATTTTTTATTCATAGTATTTTCACCTGCCTCCCACCAAACATCTACCTGTAAATTAAGAGTCTTCCCCGATTGACTAGGTCTAACTCCTATAATCTGAGTAATGATAACTGTATCTTTATGTAAAGTACCGAAAGTCTCCCTATCTGCCGAGTTTACTTCATCGAAAGTATATGGAGTCTGTACATAATACGTTAAATTTCCCGACCAATAGGCAGATACTACCGGAACTCCGTTATATCTCCACTCTTCTGACGTAGGAGTAGCATGAACCTCTATAGTAAAGTATTGAATTTTAGGGTTATTCTCATCAATATCGAATGTAAACGTGTTATTTTCTACTATAGGTTTTATAATAGCAGTGCAATCTCCGCCTAAACAAGTGGGTTCGGCAAGGGGTTCGGGGGAGCATGATAAAAATAGTGCGAAGCCCGCCGCGCAAAACGCGCGAAGTTGCCACGAAAATTTGTTATACATCTTTTTCACTATTATATCTTTTACCTAACATCTTAATAGCTGTCTTTGCTTTATCGACAGATATATTAAAAAACTCTCTATTGGTGTTTAACCTAAAAGAAGTGAGGTGTTTATGTACCTCTTGCTCTAACTCTATAGCATTATAACATCCGAAAGCCCACTCTAACGTAAAGTCTACAGCGACACCGGTAGAGGCATTAAGTTGTTTAACACGTAGATTAGGATCATCTTTAGTATACCCTATCTTAACCAGGCCAGGCATAGCATCATTGGTAAGTATATAGACATATTGCTTATCTACATTAGGTGTAAAATTAAGCTGAGATGATCTTCCAGTATAATACGTAACATCCTCCCATCCATCTTCTGCTTTATATCTCTGCGAGGTACTGGGAGTAATAGTATAGTATTGGACAGTTGAGTCTGTATAGTCCTCGGTGGCTTTGATTAAACCTTGAGCTTGTTCTTTATCTATTCTTTTTAACATAACCTTTATTTATACCTTAAGATAAGAATATTATCTCATTAAAGCAACTGTTTTCTTGAATATTTTTGTTCGCTAGCTACTTCATATGTAAAGTTTATAGCACTTTTTATTACAGCACACTTTTCATACTTTTCTAAATCTTCGAAATACTTTCTTAATACATCTAATCCTACGACTATACTCTCTAAGTCATAAGACTCCCCTATACCATAGTTCCCTATCTTTACATTACCTACGTCTAATCTCTCTAGATATAGGTATATTTTATTAAAATACTTATATTGAACCTCTAGTCTTACATTTTTATAAGCTTTACCATGGTTCTTAGTATACAACATATCCATTATACTATAATTCTCTACAGCTCTGGATACCATATTAAGTATAACATACGGGTTCTTTAACGCACTTTCTACTCCATGCTCTTTATACACCTCTTCATCTCCTTGCTCAAAGAGTGAAAATAATGTATGTGGATCTAGTTTATTCATTAGAAAGTTCGTATATTGTATAAATAGATATTTATTTTAAAGTCGTTATGAAAAGAAATATAGTAAGCTTTGGATGTTCATTTGTACATAGCAGTCATGATGATGAAAACATAAAAAGAGCTAACAGAGGAGATACTCCAACTAATCCAAAAAAACAGCATCATATAGCTAAAACCGGTTATAATTATGGACGAGAGACATGCTTTACCTCTGAGTTAGGAGAACTAATAGGTACTGAGACCAACAACCTTAGTGTAGGAGGAAGTGGTATAAGATCTGCTATATTCAAAGCCTTACACTATATAGAGAACAACAATAAAGCATTTCATAGTAATATCATTATAGGACTTAGTGAATTATCTAGATTTGACTTCATAAAACCAAGCATACACCTTGATAGAGCAAAATGGCCTAAACTACCAATGGATGTTTATGCTAAATACTATGATAAACAGGATGTTGTATTCGAAATAGAGACACTTTTAAAGCTTACATATAGTTATTTTAAAGAAAAAAACATACCTGTACTGTTTATCAACACTATGAACGTAGATATAAGTACGAAAGACATAGTCCCTACTTTCATATTCCCTAATGGTATGGAATTCTGGAGAGATTATATTACATCTTATGATTCTACGTATAGATATGAACATCCTAATATAGCAGACCACAAACATTTAGCTAAATTACTAGTGGATAAGTTGGATTTCTGATAAATTATTCATATATTGTAGTATATAAAAAAATAAAGGTTATGTACGATTTTAAAATTACCGGTTTAGGTGATGGTTTTCTTATAGGATTCTCATATTTTGCTAAAGATGATAGATTAGAAGCATTTGAAGATGAGGATTGGGCTGAGTTAAACATCTATCTAGGGATAATTAAGCTAACATGGAGGTTTTTCTAGATTATAAGATATATAGAAACCTATTTAGTGAAGATTTTTGTGATAGGGTAGCTGAAAGCTTTAAAGATAACTCTATATATGCACCAAGAGGTGACTGGAATGCCTATAATATTACTAAAGGCCCCCTATATACGGAAATTCTTGAAAATTTTTCTCCCGTGATTCCCTATAAATTTACCGAAAAGTGGATCAATGTAACTGAATACAATAAAGGGGATAGCTTAAGAAACCATAGAGATATGGATTCAAGTTTAACCCTAGTATCGGAAATCAGTAGAGCCGCTCATGGAGGACGTTTTATTATCAATAAAGATACCTATATAGAGTTAAATAAAGGAGAT